AGAGAAGAGAAGCAAAAAAAGAAAGACAAGCAGTAGCAAATAGAAACATTCAACAAAATCTTGCTATTGCAACAGGAAAGTTAGATCCTGAAGATGCTATATTAGATAATATGGATCTAAGATCAAAAAATTTTAGGTCATCATTAAATCAATCTGAAAGAGATGAGTTAGATCAAATTAGGCAACGTAATTTTGCTTCTCTTTTAGTTGATCCTAGAAATCAATCAGGTTTAGGCAACACATTAAGTCAGCAAATAGCTGCTTTACGAGGCCCAGAGGATTTTGGCGGAGAGTTTGGTACAGATGATTTATTAAATCAGAGAAATGTAGTAGGAAACTTTGGTTTAGAGTTTGGTAATCAAGAACAACAAGATCAGATGCAAGGGATAGGTAATTTAATTAGCAGATCAATACCACCTACAGGTTTAAATGCTTTTAATCCGTTTGCTCAGTTAGGAACTAGAATGGCAGGCAACATTCTAAGTAAGATAAATGAGGGCGGTGAAGCTGTAAGAGATGACTCTGGTATGATTGTTGGTGTTATTCATGATGGTTTACTAGGTGGTAAAGTTTATACAGGAAGACCTGGTTTTAATCCTTTTGCTCCACCCGAAAGACCAGAGAGGGATGTTTTTCAGGCTCCCAAAGCTGTGACTGATCCATGTCCTGATGGTTTTCAGTTAGTAAATGGGGTATGTCAGCCGATTGCTTCAGATACTGCCACGCAGACACCCATGATTACGGCTGCACCGACAGCTACGACACCCACAACACAGGTTATTGTTCCTAGCACTAGGCAATCTGCTCCTATAGAGCAAGTTGCGCCAGTTGCATTTCCAGTTGATATGATCTCCAATTTAACGAAGCCTTTTGGTATGCAAGAGGGCGGTGCTGTATCTGATACTTTAACGGCTGCTACAGATAGATTTTTGGAGTCTATGAGAGCCGCTTCATGAGATGAATAACTTTGCCATACCTGACATAGATGTAGATTTTTTAACTCAGGAAGAGTTAGAAAAATTAGGGGCTACTTTAAAACGATATCAGGAGTTAGAACAAAGAGATACGTTACAGAAAAGTTTCTTAGATTTTGTGAGATATGTTTGGCCTAGTTTTATTGCTGGGGAGCATCATCACATTTTTGCTAACAAGCTAGAGAAGGTAGCGAGTGGCGAGTTAAAGCGATTAATCGTTAATATGCCACCGAGACACACAAAATCCGAATTTGCGAGTTATTTATTTCCTGCTTGGATTATGGGCAAGGAACCTAATCGTAAGATTATACAGGCAACGCACACTGCTGAATTGGCTGTAGGATTTGGTCGAAAGGTTAAGAATTTACTTGATAGTGAGATATACAGGGATATTTTCCCAGATATGGAGTTGGCGAAGGATGCGAAAGCGTCTGGTAGGTGGTCAACCAATAAGGGTGGTGAGTATTACGCTGTTGGTGTCGGTGGTGCTTTGGCTGGTCGTGGTGCTGACCTTTGCATCATTGATGATCCTGTTTCCGAACAAGACGCTTTAAGTCCGAGTGCATTAGACAACATTTATGAGTGGTATACATCTGGACCTAGGCAGAGATTACAGCCTGGGGGTTCGATTATTATTGTTATGACGAGATGGAGTATTCGTGATTTAACAGCGAAGGTATTGAACAAACAGGCAGAGGGGGGTGCTGATCAATGGGAAGTAGTAGAGTTTCCAGCCATATTTCCAGACACAGACAACGTGTTGTGGCCCGAATTTTGGAGCAGGGAAGAGTTAGAAGGTGTGAAGGCTTCGATACCTGTGTCGAAATGGAACGCACAGTATTTACAGAACCCGACAGCCGAAGAGGGTGCGATAGTCAAGAGAGAGTGGTGGAACATCTGGGAGAAGGACGCTCCACCTCCATGTGATTATATAATACAAAGTTATGACACTGCTTTTACAAAATCAGACCGTGCTGACTATAGTGCGATAACCACATGGGGTATATTTTATCCAGATGAGGGGGATGAGCCAGCGATTATATTATTGGATGCTGAGAAGGGTCGTTGGGAGTTTCCAGAGTTAAAGGATAATGCGTTGCGATTATACAATGATTTTGATCCTGACATGGTATTAATAGAGCAGAAGTCGAGTGGTACGCCATTAACACATGAGTTACGTCAGATGGGCATACCTGTGAGTACATTTACACCTGGTCGTGGTTCTGATAAGTTTTCTCGTATGAATGCGTGTGCGCCTGTATTTGAAAGCGGTATGGTATGGACACCAGATACTAGGTGGGCGGAGGAAGTGGTAGAAGAATGTGCTAGTTTTCCTAATGGAGAGCATGATGACTTGGCGGATAGCATGACTCAGGCTATACTACGTTTTAGACAAGGTGGATTTATACGCACTCGTTCAGATTATGAGGATGATGAATTTAGTAGTTACAGGCGCAAAAAGGAGTATTATTGATGGTTAAAAAAATGAAAGAAGGCGGTAGCCCAGGCCCAATGTCTAGACCAAAGCCAGGTGAGTTAAACGAAGGCATGGGTCGTATGATTGATCCACAGCCAGTAAGAAGAGCAACAGTAACTGTTAATCAAAAAGGTCCGAAGTCTAGACCTAAAAGAAAGCAAGATAAAAAAACTTTATCTGGTCAATTTTTGAATTTAATTAAAGGAATGATTGATGATGCGTCTGATACTAGTCCTATCACAATGAAAAAAGGCGGAGCTGCTTTCCCAGATTTAACAGGTGATGGCAAGGTAACAAAGAAGGATATATTGCGTGGCAGAGGTGTTCCTGGTTTTAAGCGTGGTGGTGCTGCCTCTAATGTTTGTCGTGGCGGTGGTGCTGCTTTGCGTGGCACTAGATTCAGAGGAGTGAAGTAGTGGATAAATACGCAAAAAACAGAGCTAAATTTAAAGATAAATTTAGAAAAGTTACCAAGTCAGATTATGATGATTTGCTTCCAGCATCAAAAAGAATGTTTGATGCGGCTAAAAGGTTAGGCTTAATCGCTGCTGCTTCTAAAAGTGGAGGTATGCTTTCAAAAACTGGTACAGTGACTGTTTTTGACCCAACAACATATGAACGAGTGCCTAGAAAAGAATTACAAGTCAATATGTTCATGCCATCTAGGAAAGAGAAATTTAAACCATATCCAGGCGATAAAAGATATGACACTGATACAGGGCAAGCTACACCTACAACAAAACCTTTATTAAAAAGCCAATTAAAAAAAGCAGGCAAAGATTTTATGAATGGCGGTGCTGTTATGCCTAATAGGGGCGGTAAGTTTAAAGGGGTTTTTTGATGATTAAAAAAGTCCCAAAAATTGTAACAAAAAAATACAAAGGCCCTCAGTTAAGACACGAAGGTGGTAAATTAGGAGAAGCCCCTGACGCTGATGCTTTGTTTTTGCAGTTAAGGCGTTTAAAAAGTGGTGATGGTACACTTTATCTTGACCCAGATGCTGAAGGCATAAGAAAAAGACGTAAAGGAAAGAATTTTGAAAAAATGAAAAAAGGTGGTGCTGTCATGCCCAATAGAGGCGGTAATTTTAAGGGAGTTTTTTAATGGATGAAAGGAAAAAAGCTGCTAATTACGCTGGTGCTACGGCCGCTGGTCTTGCAGGTATATTAGGATTAGAGGCCATGAAAAATCCTAAAAGAAAGCCAAGAAAAAGAAGACCTATAAAAAAATCATCAAACGCTTCCAGCATTAGATTAGCACAAGAAGAAGTTGGACGATTAGAGAAAATAAAATCCAAAGATTTAAGCCCTAAAGACAGAGAGATTAAACAAGAGCTTATTAAAAGGCAGAAAGACATTATAAAAGGGTTAAAGCCAGAAACCTTACCTAAGATTGCAGCTAAAGTAGGATTAAAATCCATTCCAGGAGTAGGGGCATTTTTATCTGCTTTAACTCCAAAGCCTGCTGGCAAAGGTTCATCTTTAGATGGTTTTAAAAAAGGTGGTGCTGTTATGCGTGGTCGTGGTGGAAAGTTTAAGGGTACATTTTAATGAGGATGCGTGATATTATACCATTGTTGGCGGTTGATATTACGTCAAAAAGTTGCCCCTTTTGGCGGACACTTTTCATGCCCCATCTTTGGAAGTGAATATTAATCGTCAACACGAAAAGGTAAAAAAATGGCAGTAGAAAAAGGAACAGGTTCTGGTGGGACTCCAGAAGAAACAACAGTAGAAGAAACTGAAGTAAACGTGATTGATTTTCCTGTATCAGGGGTTACTGAATTGGAGGATGGTTCTGTTATTGTTGGCGATGTTCCTGTCGAAGAAGAACCTTTGGACACATCGTTTGAAGCTAATTTAGCAGAAGCCATAGATGATAGTGATTTGATGACCATATCAAATGAATTATCTAATGAAATTCAAGAAGACATATCTTCAAGACAAGATTGGGAAGACTCATACAAACGTGGCATAGATTTGTTGGGGATGACTTATGAAGAAAGAAGTCAGCCATTTGAAGGAGCTTCTGGTGTTGTTCATCCTTTATTAGCAGAGAGCGTTACCCAGTTTCAGGCACAAGCCTATCGTGAAATGCTACCTTCAGGCGGACCTGTTAGAACTCAAATAATAGGTCAGGAAAATCCAGAGGTTGTGGCTCAAGCAGAGCGTATAAAATCTTATATGAACTACATGATTACATATGAGATGGAAGAATATGATCCTGAAACAGACCAGATGTTATTCTATTTGCCTATCGTTGGCTCGACTTTTAAGAAAGTATATTATGATCCTTTATTACAGAGAGCAGTTAGCAAGTTTGTTCATGCAGAAGATTTAATTGTTCCTTATGGAGCAACAGATTTATTAACTTCTCCTAGAATTACTCATGTAATTCGCATGGATAGAAATGAGCTAAGAAAGTTACAACTTACAGGTTTTTATAAAGACATTGAATTACCTTCCACAGGTATGGAAGGCGAAGGATATAACGAAGTTCGTGAATCTATTAATAAAGCACAGGGTGTTCAGTTTTCAAGCTCATATGATGAGCTTGTTTTGCATGAAGTTCACACATCTCTAGACCTAACTAATTTTGAAATGACAGATGCTACTGGTGAGCAGACAGGTTTAAAGCTTCCCTACATTGTTACTATTCTAGAAGCCACAGGCGAAATTTTGGCTATACGCAGAAATTATTTACCTAATGATAACCTAATGCGTCCTAATCAATATTTTGTTCATTATAAGTTTCTACCTGGTCTAGGTTTTTATGGGTTTGGATTAACTCATATGATAGGTGGATTATCACAGGCTTCTACTAGCATCCTAAGACAGCTTATTGATGCTGGTACATTATCCAACTTGCCTGCTGGATTTAAGGCTAGAGGAGCAAGAATAAGAGATGAGAGTGAGCCGCTTCAACCAGGAGAGTTTAGAGATATAGATTCTGCTGGTATGGATATACGTCAATCCATCATGACGTTACCATTTAAAGAGCCTTCACAAACTTTATATTCCCTTTTAGGAACTTTAGTGGACTCTGGGCGCAGATTTGCATCTATGGCAGATATGAAAATATCTGAGATGGGTGGCGAGACACCTGTAGGAACAACTATGGCTGTGATGGAACGTGGCACAAAAGTAATGAGTGCTATTCACAAACGCTTACATTACTCACAAAAGATTGAATTTAAATTGCTATCAAAGATATTTGCTGGCTCTTTGAGTTATCCATACGTTACTTCAAGTGGTGTGCCAGAGATTATTCAGGCAGATTTTGATGATAGAATTGATGTAATACCTGTATCTGACCCGAATATATTTTCCATGTCACAGCGTATTGCATTAGCACAAACACAGTTACAGTTAGTGCAGAGTAATCCAGATATACATGGTGGGCAACAAGGATTGTATCAGGCATACAGAAAGATGTATGAAGCTTTAGGTGTCTCTAATGTTGACACAATTCTTCCTTTGCCTAAACAACCTATGCCAATGAACCCTGCGAAAGAAAATCAGGAGGCTATGAGAGGCCAACGCTTGCAAGCGTTCCCAGAACAAAATCATGAAGCCCATATAGAATCCCACTTAGCCATACTATCAACTCCTGTTGCACAAGCTAACGCAACTATTGTTATGACATTGCAAGGTCACATTCAAGAGCATATAGGATTGATGGCAGAGATGAGGGCAGAGCAAGAAGTGTTAGGTGCGTTACCACCTGAACAACAAATGATGATTGCTCAAGACCCAAGCATGATGCAAGGATTGCAAAATGAAATATCAAATGTTGCTTCTGTTTTGATTGGTGAACTTACAGAACAGTATGCACAAGCAGTTGCTCCTGCTGATACGACTGATCCTTTGGTAGCTATCAGACAGCAGGAGCTTGCATTGAGAGGTGCTGAAATTCAGAGAAAAGCTGAAGAATTTGAGCGTGAGCAAGAATTTGAAAGACAAAAAGAACAGAACGATATTCTTTTAGGTCAGCAAAGACTTGATTTACAAGAAGAAGCACTAAAGGATAAAACAAGAGTGGCGGAAGAAAGAATACAGACTCAAAGAGACATAGCCGCTGCCAATTTAGCGAGGAGGTCGTAATGACAGCTAGTTCACAATACCGCAAGGTTGCTGATATTCAAAAAGAAAAGAAAGTGGAGCGTAGAAATGCCCTTGAAGGAAGGAAAAAGCCAGAAAACAATCAGCAAGAACATCAGGAAATTAAAATCGGAGGGGTATCCGCAGAAACAAGCAGTAGCGATATCCCTGTCCAAAGCAAAGAAAAAGCAAAGAAAAAAGCCCCAGCAAAAAAAGCTAGTGCAAAAAAGAAATAAATGATACAGAAGAAACTACAGAAAGATTCTGATTATAACAAATACGATCTGGATGGGGACGGAATCGTGGATGATGATGAATTAGCTGCAGCCGAAAAGTTGCACGAAATAGAAGCAGCCGAAAAGCATGAAGCTGCTGAACTCCGAAAGATGACAGCACAAAGGCGCATGGCTACAGCCGTATTATGTTTTATGGCATTGTACACGCTGTTAATGTTTATGCCTTTTGTGTCAGATGAAAGAGTAAAACTTCTTACAGACCTTTCTAATTTATTATATTTGACGGGTGGAGGCATAGTGGGAGCCTATATGGCTGTATCCGTATGGCCGAAAAAGCAGTAAGAAGGTACGGAAAGCGTAAGTTTAAAAAACATGATATTCGTTGGGCAAAAGAATATAAAATATATCAATCTACCGAATGTAACGCTTGTGGTGCTAAGACATCAGGATTCTCTAAAGATAAAGGTGAGACATGGTATTGTTCAAGTTGTATAACAAAGGTATAAAAAAATGGTATTACAAACATTAATTGGCCCTGTGACAGGGCTATTGGATAAATTCATTGAAGACAAGGACCAAAAGAACGCCCTCGCCCATGAAATTGCCACCTTGGCCGAAAAGCAAGCCCACGAGGCAGCCATCGCCCAAATCGAGGTCAACAAAGCGGAAGCGCAGCACCGATCAATATTTGTTGCTGGATGGCGACCCTTCACAGGATGGGTCACTGCGATCTCGCTTGCGTACCACTTTATTGCTGTTCCCTTTATTCTTTTCGCAACAGCGATTGCTGGTATCGAGATTCCTGAGTTACCTAGTTTCGATATGGAAACGCTAACTACTATTCTACTTGGAATGTTAGGTCTTGGTGGTTTGAGGAGCTTTGAAAAGTTCAAAGGTGTATCTAAGTAATGGACGGCATTACTTTGGCAGAATATTTAATCCAACAGCTAAGAGAGCAAAAATCATCTTATAATGAAATGCTTTCTTCTGGTTCGATAGGCTCAATGGAAGACTATCGGTTCATGATAGGTCAATTACGCAGTTTAGACTATTGTGAAGAATTAATAAAAACTGCGATGAAAGGCATAGAGCTTGAAGATGAGTAAGAAACTTTTTGTTCCAGACAGAATGGCTAAAGAAAAAGTCTCTCCAATAGATAAGGCTTTTAAGGATGAAGAATCTAAAAATTCAAAAAACCCTTCAACAATAGAACCTACAGCTTTAGAAAGACTTCCACAGCCTGTAGGTTATAGACTTCTAGTAATACCTTATTACATGAAAGAAAAAACAAAGGGTGGTGTTTATATACCTGATGCAACTCGTGATAGAGAAAGTTTTGCTACAGTTGCAGCCTATGTCGTTAAGGTCGGACCTGACGCCTA